CGACCATATAACAGCTGCTGTTGCCAGCAAGGTGTATACGATGCACTGAACTGGAAAGACCGTAGCATTGCCCTGTGGTGCATACTTATGCAGCAAGGCATGTGTTTTGGTCCTCGGATCTACAATGTAGTAGCTCCGGGATGAAGCAAGCATTTCGAGAAGCAATGGTGCTTTCCGGAATACCCGTTCCACAGTCCAACACGTCAACCTATCTGAGGCTGAACTCAAGTCAACAGTAGCGATACTGTCATCTAGAGAAGCCCGCAGAGCCTCACGCTGTGAAAAGCGTTGGTCCCTAATGTCAATCGACATCGACAAAGGGGAGGAATCAATCTGTTTACGGATCCATCTTCTGATGGCTCCCTGGACGAATTGATTGGCGGTCGGCTCAGACGCAATTAGCCGAGGCTTCTCCTGGGTTTTATTTACCGGGATTAGCCGAGCTGGGAGCGTCCGCAGTGTTCCTGGATCTCCTTGTAGTAACCAGCCATCGTAGTCATTGACTCGAAGGTTGGCACTTGCATGGACATCACGAGGAAATACTCGTTCGAGCTGTTGACACCAAGTCGGGAAGACATACTTGTCCACCCCGCGCTTAGCATCAGCCACTGCTCCAGGTCCGTGGTTCCCAACAAGGGAGTCCGGATCGACATGGTCGAAGCCTCGCACAATCGTATCGGCAACCCGCTGAGCGAGTCGGGTAAGACTGCGTGAAACGCCATCGCGGCCGAAGAGGTCGCGCTGGTCCATATCTTTCGGACTTGCGTCTCCAAGGCTGGCATTTCCATCAAACTCGATAGAGTGCCAGCTGTCAGAACACTTCCGAAGAGAAGCATCCAAACTAAAGAACGCATGTATTTCATCGTTGATCCTTTCATCTGAACAAGGAATTTGAATTTTCTTGAACAGGAGCAAGGTCTGGCGGATTGCCATGATGGCGCCCACGTCAGCATCTTCGATGAGATTTCCCGAGTAGTCGAATACCCTTTTCCACGCGGAATGCAAGAATGCCGGACGACCATCCCTCGAACCGAGGAGTTGGTAGTCCGCCAGATCCATTACGCCACGGGAAAGTGCCTTGTCGAAGGACTTGGCATAGGACGGGAAGTCGATAAAGACGACTCGTTCGCCCCGAGTTTCGACCAATGTGACTAGGCGGGTGTAATCCCGCTCAATCTCATATGGGTCTACTTGCCCCCACATTACTAAGTCTCGGAAGAGACTTTCGTACGCGGTGGTAATTTGAATACTAATCCTTTTCATGTCAGCGCTCCTTTAGCGGTGGCAGTGATTAGGCTAGACCCAAATACCAAAACACTCTAGCCGACCCCCACCTCGGGGGCCGGCCTCCGCGATTAAGAATCGCGGGCAAGCAACAGAGCTTTGTTGGCGGAAGTCCACGTATTAATGGCTGCAAGATAGTAGCCAAGATTCGTAGTATCCTGCCGACCGAGCGAGGTTTCCATAACAGTCCAGATGGACTGCTTCCGAATGTTCGCGCCGGTGCTATCATATTCGACAGCATCAAGACGAACAAGGTGGGATTCCTTACCCAGCGCACGAAGCGATGGGACAGTGTGCTTGATAGACAATGTGAGATCAATTAGACCGTCTTCCAGAAAATATTGACTCTGGTAGGGTTCCGAATCGTTGACTCGGACAAGGTTTTTGTTGACCGCATTGACTGCGAGTGTAATGGGTGAGCCTAGCATAAAGTGTTAGCCTTTCGTTGGGGCCTATCTCAGGCCTCTGGGCAACCATGACTTGATTGTCACAGTCGCAAAGCGAGTAGTGAACTCAGTATCCCCCATTGCTTCCACGTCAAGTAAGGCGTGCGAAACTCTGGGTAAATAGATACTGAAGGAAGCGCCCGGTATAGTACCGAGGCGGTCCCCTCTGGGTTTTGCGGCGACACAGTGGTGTGCGCCGAAAGGACAGGAAACGAGCCCTTGGTTGTGTACTTGGTTTCATGCATCACGCATAAAGCCTCATACTTCCAGGTGATTCCGTTACGCAAGGCAGCAATGATACTACCCGTTGTCGAGAACCAGTCTATCAACCAGCTCCATGGAAGAAGTTCCCATGCAGCTGCAATTACGGTTGACGGATCGACTTGTGTTCCTGTTACTGCTCTGAAGGCGAGGGCATGAATATCCCTCTCCGCAGGCGGATTAAGTAACCGCGCGCGTGCTGTGAACCAATACTTTCGGTTCGCAGTAACGTCTAGCTTGAATTGAGTGGGTGTGACGTAGATGTCCATCCACGAGCTAAACGCGATGCCTTGGTACGAAGCAGTCCAGGATTCCTTCTTCAAGGTACGGCGCAAGCGCTTACCCTTGGAAGTAGCAAGTTCACGCAAGTATTTCTCGCGTTTGTCAACTTCGGTGACGTAATTCAGGAGTGTCTTTAGATCCGCGAGGATCGGGACTATCCCGAACGCAGCCATCAAGTTGGCCTTAGCAACCTTCTTTACTGCGGAACCACCACGAGAGGCGTTGAGGGCGACCAAGCCCGCGTCTCGAATAAGTGATGGTAATTCCCGTAGTTCAGCGAGGGAGACCGGGAGGTCCACCTCAGGTTTGTTAGGGTTCATGTTCGCCATCGCCATCACGGCGAGAGCTGAATCAGATAGTGGAGCCTGGTTGAAATAGAGCCATGGTCTATGGCACTTGTCATTCCAGCTACTAAACAGGGGTACGTTAACCCCTGTGAACGTAAGTCCATTTTTCTGATGAACACCATTCGCAGAGACTCTAGGAAAGACTCCCCTCTTCAGACTGAAGGGGGAAGCTGTCCATGCACCACCGACCCAATCGTCGCATTCCTCGTACCCCAGTTGATAGGGGCCCGAGTTTTCATACGCGTCTGGTATACCGGCGGCGGTACGCTTAACGTACCCACTTTGTGACATCCGAAGAACTCGGGTGCGCACGCGGTGGTTTCGTGGCATGCTGCCTACTCACTTTATTCGGGTTCTCATGATGAGATGGAGTGCTTTTACACACCCCATAGGCGGTCCCTTTATGGGAC